TAATGTATTTATCGTCATCTGAAAGTGGAACATTATTAAACGTGCGCTCTTGCTTTTGGAAGGTCATCTTCTTAATACGATTTTTGGTTTTAGCCATTTTTAGTTCCTTTCGCTGTTTATGTGGGGATATAGGGGTTTTTGAAATGGACTTCTCCTTATGTTAGGCCGGATCGCCCCAATCTTCTATAATGGTTTTGGGGGGACTTTCAGACTTTGGTTCTGTGTTATCTGTTGGAGCAAAAAGATTTTTACCAATACTGTCCTTAGTGACATTCATACTCATTGTGTGTTTGTTAGTGGTTATATCAAAATCGTGACGTAAACTTCTTATCATAAAATTACCATTATATAAAGTATCTAACCGATCAGGCTCTGTTGATTTGTATACACCTGTACTTGGAATCCTTAATTCAATGATGTCCCCAGCGGAGACTGTGGTATTACCAATAACATCAAGGCTTAATTGTAAGGCAGACTGTAACATAGCCATCTGCGAGCCTCTGGATTGTAATACATTGGGTGATCTATTTGCAGTGAAAGAATATTGATTGAAATCGTCTTCATAACTCTCATCTATGTCAAATCCAACAGTGGGTTGAAGATATTGTTTTGATGGAAATGATGATACATTTTTTCCATCTTTGGTGAGTTTTAATTTATTCACCAAGGGGTATGCCTTACCGGATTTACCGAACAGATCAATGTGCCTTTCTTTATCAAAACTATCAATATAATTATATGTATGTGTTTTATAACTTTTGGAAATAACATCATGAACAATCAATTCAGAAGAATATATACCTGTAGTATAATTATAAACAGTATCAGGTGCGCCGGTTACTTTATAATTTTCAATTGTTGACAACTCTTGAATGATGTCCTTTACACCATTTTTTGTTCTGGTCCCAGGAATAGTGTATTCGTATAACATAGTTGGTGGCTTGAAATACAGGTTTCCAAGTGTTTTAAAATTAAACCCAAGAGTGTTCTCAAAAAATATATATGTTGCATCATTATATTTTTTTGAGACAGCATTTTTTGTTGATATTCCTATTGCTCCAAATGGTGTAATATTTGGTGAAATTATCTTTTTACTGTCAACGCTTGGTTCAATGTAAAACTTCTTGGCGCTATCTAAGTCTTTTCTTAACACCTGATTAACAATATCTGAATATGTCCCGATTAGGGTTCTTCTAATTCTTGATCTTTGATTTACTATAAATTCCCTAGAGACAAAAGTTAATATTGATCCTTGAGTACCGTTACCAATATCAGTCCTTTCATCAAGGCTTGTAATCATAAAGGCGTTGTCAGTGTAGTCTATTATATTATCCTCACCAGACAATGATGGTGTTGCGATTTTAAGTTTTAAATACTCCTGACCAATGAGAGGACCAAATGATGCTAAATTAATTGAGTCTTGTATTATTATACTTCCAGTTAAGCATATATCATCAATACTTTCAAATATGGTGAGTCCAAGGATGGATGCTTTTAATCCCACGGTTTCACCCGTTGATAGAATCAAGTCGGCCGTGAGAACATTAAACTCACCAGCAGTTTTAAGTCCTGATAATGCCACTTAATTAATCCTCTGTATCTTTAACAAGTATTCCAAACTCCTCAACAAACTGTTCTAGATATGTGGCGTCTAGGAGTCGTATCTTTCTAATTTGATCTTGTTTTTCTTCCTCATATTCCCTATTTGTAATCTGCACTGCATCAGAAATTGTATTGCCATCAGCATCCACATTAGTAAGTCCGATATCAATTTTTACTGTAGTGTCACCTGATGTCTGATAAATCTCATAATGGTGTGTCGCATCAACATTATTATATGTGTCTGCTATGTGTGCGTGAAACTGTCGATTATTCATTGGCCACTGATGATACCTATCAGTGATATTATTGACCAACATAATTACCCAATGATACTCTGCATCACCATAATATTTGTGGGCAATCATCTCTGGTGTCTCTCCACTCCTAACATCATAAGTATCAAAGAGAGATGATACTGCCTTTGCTTTACTACCAAGAGCCACTCTTTTAAGAAGGTGTGTGACTACCTTATAATCATCATTACCAACAGAATCATATGCAATAACAGGGAATTGTGAAAAATACATCTTAGTAGTTGTCCACCACTTTTGCTCTATCCATAATTTCTATTTCTTTGAAGGCTAGAGTAATTTTTGTTCTTTGTGGGGGAGCGCCTTTGTTATTAGAACCATTGTCTGCATTGTAGGTGACAAACTTATCACCACCATATGTAACATCCATCTTTTCTAGATAGCACTTTCCAATCTTATGTAGATAATCGTTCTTACCATTTACATGCATATAATCAATTTGGAAAACATCAGGAATAGTCATCTCTCTTGTAGAAGTTCCAGCTATAAATGATGGTGTCATACCCGATTTAAAGGACATTACAATATTCCTTACTATCTCTGTTTCTGTCGAATCTTTTGGTATGAAGTTGAACTCGAATGAAAATTGTCGTCTACTAATACCTCTAAACATGAGTTCCGTTCTGGGGGTTATAATAACACCTCGATCAATTGCTATTAAATCTTTTGCGCCAGGAATTACTGCATCAATCATTCCTATTCCCTTTTGTTTTATAGCCTGACCCGCCGCCCCAGCAGAATTTGCTATCGCTGTTCCAACGCTCGCGCCGTTTTGAATACTCTGAATAATACCAGCTATTGCCTCACTCATCGGACCAATTGGTGCGCGTTCATAATCCATAGAATACGATACATTTACTGATGGCGGCATATATAACCCTATAACTGTACCGCTTTTGGAGACACTATGCTTAGATAGAGTGAGAGAGTTGCTTATTGTGCCGGATCGCACCAACGCTTGGTGGGCTTTGAAAGCTTTCACGGCTTTGTTGTGCGCCGCGATTTCCGCGTCAGACATTTCATCAATATCCTCTGATGGGATGAATTTGCCACCTTTCTTAATCTTTGCAGGAACTACCTCAAACCCAGTGAAGAGTATGTAACTTGCTTGGTGGGGGTTAACCCCAATATCAGAGGGATAGAAGAGCGTCAATGGTTTTTTTTGAAAATCACTATTAACACTTGGATTAGGAGACTTACTAGGTGCCGGGCCCGCGAAACCGGAACCGCCGCGAGAGTTACCAACAAAACCTTGTATAGCACTTGCCGCAGCGACTTGTGCTATGTTTACGAAACTGTCTGATAGAGCCATGTCTAAATATCCTTATACACTTTATGAAACTATTTATAACACATGTCATATAAAGGTCGGTACGCACCAACCAACCCCAAAAAATATAGGGGCGATTCACATAACATAGTTTATCGTTCTCTTTGGGAACGTAAATTTATGGTCTATTGTGATACCAGCAATGCCATCATTGAATGGGGTAGTGAAGAGATCATTATACCCTATTTATCACCCAAGGATGGGCGAATGCATAGATACTTTCCAGATTTTTATATTAAAGTCAAACAGGCTGATGGTACAATTAAGAAGATGATAATTGAGGTAAAACCCAAGGTGCAGTGCAAACCACCCAAGGAACCCAAGAGGCGCACCCGACGATGGATGAATGAGGTTATGACCTATGGTGTGAATACCGCCAAATGGAAATGTGCAACAGAATGGTGCGAAAATAACGGTATGGAGTTTAAGATTTTAACTGAAGATCATCTTGGGATTTCGTATAAATAGATATATGGCAAATGCACCCAGTAAATATATGAAAGCAGTTAAGGATGCGGCGAAAGATCGTCCAAAATCTACTGCATGGTATAGAGATAAAATTAAAGAATTCGGCACACCCGGCCCACTTGATCTTATACGAGATGGTAAGCGAAATAACAAGCCATTCTATGGTAAGCTAAATATGTTTATGTATAGTCCCAAATTTAAGAAGACCCTACCATACTATGATACATTCCCCCTGGTGTTACCACTAGAGATGTATCCAGATGGGTTTCTTGGCATCAACTTGCATTACTTACCAATTCCCCTGAGAATTAAGTTGCTTGATCGTTTGGTGGACTATTCTAATAATACCGCATTTGATGAGTCAACAAAACTTATCGTTGATTATAGCAAATTAAAGAGCGTGAGACTTATCAGGCCAACCATACACAAATACCTTGCTGGATACACCAAGTCACAGTTTCGTAGAATTGATGCAGATGAATTTACGGTTGCAACTCTTCTACCTGTACAGAGGTTTAAGAAGGCATCTGCATCAGAGGTATGGAAAGAATCGAGGGCAATGATCTAATGGCAGTACTTCCTAAATTTATAGAAGGAGCAGCATTTGGTAGTCTCAATACTGTCCTAAGTCATTTCCTTGGCGGAAACGGTAAGGATGGATATGCTCTCCCAAGTCACTTTGAAGTTCTTATTTTACCCCCAGGCATGGGCTTGCCCGACTCTGGGGATATTGATGAATTAAATGACGACGAGCTCGCCCAAATTGCAGCGCGAGAATCCCTTGGCGCCAATGGAGTAGAAAAGAAAATTTCTCTTCGTTGTGAATCAATCTCACTGCCGGGGATGAACCTCACTTCAAGTATCGATCCTGGCGGGTATAGTGTTCAACCACAAATTGTTGATGGTGTTTCTTTCGCAGAAACAATTAATATGACATTCCAATCGAGTAGTGACCTTGAGGAGAGAGTGCTTTTTGAAAAATGGCAACAATTGGCATGGGATAGGGCTAATTGGAATATCAGATATTATGATGAATATGCATCAGGGTCGGTAGAGATATATATGTTAGACATGCAAAAAAATAAAAAGTATGGGGTTAAACTATATGATTGTTACCCAAAAACTATCACTGATGTTGCCCTAAATTTTGCCCCTGCAACAGACATTGTGAAAATAAATGTTGCCATGCAATATAAGTATTGGGAGACAATGAATATTAAAGCTCAACCACGAGGTTTGGGAGACAAACTTTTAGATAATATCAAAGGGGGTATAGAACGATCCATTAACGCGAACATACCGAATGTGTTAAGCAAACTAGGTTAAACCCTGAGTTTAACTTATAATTTTATGATAAAGGATGATAAATTATGGCACTACCTAAACTAAAGACACCAGAATACAAATTACTGGTTCCATCAACACAAGAGGAGATTAGTTACAGACCCTTTTTAGTTAAAGAACAAAAAATTCTTATGATTGCCCACGAATCAGAAGATGAAAAAAATATTGCTGATGCATTAAGCAAACTAGTCTCAGAATGTACATTTGGGAGTATTGATGCATCAAAGAGTCCTATGTTTGATGTGGAATATATATTCCTTCAAATAAGGGCAAAGTCAGTTGGTTCTGAAGTAAAATTAAATATTACTTGCCCAGATGACGGCGAAACACAAGTTGAAGTTAATGTTAATATTGAAGACATTAATGTGCAGAGGAGTGTTGAACATAAAGAGGTTATTGATTTGACTGATGATATCAAAATCAAATTTAGATATCCTCGACTTTCTGATCATCAAGGTTTCCCACCAAATATAGGCGACTTTGAGCGTATGACTAGATTGGTTAATATTTGTGTTGAATCAGTTCAATCCGGTGAAGAAACTATAAACTATGTTGACATGACTTCAGAGGATATCGATGATTTCATTGATTCATTTACTGGTGACCAGTTGATACAAGTACTTGAATTTTTCGAAACTATGCCAAAAGTTCGGCATGTGGTTAATGTAGTAAATCCTGTTACGAAGGTAAAAGGAGAGGTATTACTAGAAGGAATCGAAAGTTTTTTAGAATAGCCCTTTCGCATGATAGCGTGGTGAATTATTACCAGACAAATTTTTCTATGATGCAACATCACCACTATAGTTTGACTGAATTAGAAGATATGATGCCTTGGGAAAGGGAAATTTTTATAGGATTGTTAGTTAAACATTTGGAAAAAGAAAAGGCGGAACAAGAAAAACAAGAGATCGCTAATAGGGGCTAGTTAAATGGGCGAAGAAGAAATTAAAGCATCAGGCTATCATCCAGCAGATACTAATGGTGATGGTAAAGTTAGTAATGATGAAAAAAGCATGTATCTTGAGTTCAAACGCAAAGAACTTGAAGATGCAGATGCAATGCGTGATGCACAACGCAACATGGCATGGTATGCTCTTAGTGGGATGCTATTGTATCCTGTGTGCGTTGTCGTATCAGTTATATGCGGTATTGATACTGCTGCAAAGATACTGGGAGATATGGCAGGAGTATACTTCATTGCCGTTGCTGGTATTGTTGCAGCATTCTTTGGCGCCCAAGCAATATCAAAAAAAGTATCTAAAAAATAAGGAATAAGTTATGGCAGATGATCTCTCAATTGTAGCGTCTCTTTTAAGAGATACTAATAAAAAGCTGGATAAGCTTAGTAAAGATAATGATGAAAATAACACTGCTACTTCTATAATAGCACAATCATTACCCGAAATATTGAGTGATAGAAACATACAGGCTAAAAGTCAAAAATTTGATAAAAAAGAAGGTGTAACTGAGGTTGATGAAGCGGTAGCGGAAACTACAAAGGCGGTCAGAGAAGGAAATGCAGAGGCGGCGGCACAGGCGGCCGAGGACGCGGCAAAGGCTGCCAAGGAAAGGATTGAGCAGGCCAAGGAAAGGATTGAGACAAGGAAGGCGAATGAAGCATGGAAACATCTCGATATAGCGCAGTGGGATAGTATTAAAGGATTTGCAGAGAATAGCGAAGAAAATCGGAAAGACCAAAAGAGTCATATTGAGGATCTTAAAACAGTAAATGAAGAGGTAGGGAAAGAAATTGAAGAACAGGGTGGAGTAGCAAAAGCAAATTCGGAGTATGTTAAAGGCTCTTTTGACATACAAATGGCAGAGTTCGCTTTAAGAAAGAAAAACCCAGAACTTTCTAGAGCGGGAAAGAGTGAATTAGCCCGTGAGACTTCTCAAGCTAAAAAAGAGCAAAGGACAACCAACGGTCTTATGCGAAGAATGGCTGGTGGTATATTGACTTCTCTTAAAAATACTGGGAAAGCAGTAGGGTTGGGGATATTAGGGTTTTTGTCAGTGTTGGGACTTAGCGCATTCTTGTATGCTCTCGGTCAGTTCTTAGGTAGTGAACAATGGAAAGAGATGGTGGATAAACTTAAAGGATTTCATAATGCCTTCTTTGGTAAAGATGGTAGTTTTATGAAAGGAATTAAAGAACTATTTAGTGATATAGATGGTCTTGGGGGAATCATCATTGGAATAGGAACTGCCGCAGCATTGTTTGTTGGATTTAAAATTACCAGGCTTGTCTTGGCAGTTTCAGCCTTTCTAAGCGCGATTGGTGTCTTTTCGAAAAAACTCCCTGGTGCCGCCCCCCCTACTACTAAGCCGCCTAAGCCGCCTAAGCCGCCGATTCCTATGGTG